ATCTTGTAGAAGGTATACACATAGATGACATAGTGTACTACGATAAACATGCAGGCCACGGTATACAACATAAAGATAAATTTTACGGCGTTATAAAACAAACTGACGTTGTATTAATAGATTAACCTAAACCAAAAACCTAAAACTTAAAACTTAAAAACAAAAACAAAAACAAATTATTAATTAAAAAAAAACAAAAAAAATGGCAAAAAAATATGAAATGCTTGTTTTTCATGCTGACACTGTAAACAGTGATTCAGTAGGTATGGCTGACGACGGTACTAGCTTAGATATGGCTGCTTTTAAAGCTGAAGATTTAATATGTATTACAGCTGGTAACACTTCAGTAGAATTAACATTTGATGAAACAGGTTTATTTAACAGAAACTTTGGAAACGGTGGTGCTGATGGTGCTGATGCTGGTGGTGAAGCTATAGAAAACTCTTTAGCTATATTAACAGTAACTGACGCTGCTACAGCTGTAGCTGTTGTAAAAAAGATCGTTCAAGGTATCAACGCTCAATCACCAGTTTATAACGATGGTTTATTCTTGTTTGATGCTGTAAATGATACTTATCCTTGTGGTATTAATTCAAGCGAAGTGTCAGCAATCAACATTAGACGTACGACTTCAACTAGAGCTACTACAGCTGCTTAATCTTGAATGAGATTAACCGCGCAGGATCTGCGTGAAATGAATATCCTTAAGTATTACAGGCTCACTAGAAAGTGGGTCTGTAAAACTTACGGGTTAACAGACGCAGAATTAGAATTATTAATTTACTTAGATTGTAAAGAAAGATTTACACGAAACGATTTTATAGATGGTACTTATACCATGAGCTGGAATAAAAACCGGTGGGAAAAACTAAGAAGAGAAGGTTGGATCGAAGTGTGGAGACAACGTAATAGAACAACTATTAAATACTCTATATATAAAACTTCTTTTAAATGTTCTCAAATAATAAGTAGAATATATAGAATACTTTTAGGTGAAGAAGATTTACCTACTTCAGAAAGAAGTGTATTCTTTAATAATAAATCATATACAGATAAAGTTTATAACAAAGCTATAGATGATATGATTAAAGATAATACAAGATGAAAAAAGCAAGTAGTTTCAAGTTAAAATCAGGTAATAAACCTTCTGTGGCTAAGTTAATGGGTATATCGCCTATGAAAAATAATGGATTAGCAATAACATTAGGTGGTACTGGTATTACAAGTGGTATACATAACGATAAAACCAGCACGAGTATAAAAGTTAATCCAGGTGTTAGAATAGGTAATCTTAATTTAGGATACGAAGGTGGGTTTAAGCGAATAGGCGGAAGAGAAGGTAATGTAAAAAAAATAAAAAACTTAACTGGTAATTATAGATTTTTTAAAGACGGAGGTATAACAGGTAGTCTTTCTGGTAAATTAGGTACAAACACATCTATAGGAGCTAGTTTAGGTTTTGGTAAAAAACCTTATCAGTCTAGAAGAAGTTGTGGGCCTAGAGGTTGTATAGATGTGCCTTTATCAGGTAGACGTTTTGACTTAGAAGCTTACGGTAAGTATGGTGGTAAGAAAAAAGGTTTTCAAGCTGGTCTTAGAGGTCGTTATGGTTTTCTTACGGGATCTGCTGGTTACGATTTTAAAACTGGTAAACCTACATTTATGGGTGGCATAACAATACCTTTTGGTAAACAACAATAAAAAGATAAAAAATTATGAGCGAAAAACTAAAAAAAGCATTACAAAAAGCAAGATCTATTATATTAGAAAATAAGATAGAAAAAGGTGAAGCACCTGGTCCAAAAAATCAAAAAGTTAATCCAGCAAGAGAATCACTTGAAACAGGTATTGAAAAAAGAAAAAACCGTATGATGTTTGAGACTATGCAAGGAAAAATTAAATACGACTCTAAAGGAAATGTTATTAAAGATGATCCCCGGGATATTTTTAAAAAACCTTTTAAAATGAAAGGGTTTAGTCCTGTAAGACAAGTAGAGTATGGCCCTAAAACAAGAAGAGAAACTCTTGAAGATATGTCAAAAGTAAAAAATCAACTTATATCTGGTGCTGTTGATGCGGAAGATGTGTCAGACGCTTTGCTTCAAAACATAAAAAAAACAGCTGCTATTAATAAAGCTAAAGAAGGTATAGAATTAGCTAGACGTACTAGAGATGACAAAGATAGAGAATACAGCAAAACATCTGGAGAAGTAGCAAGAGAAATGGTAGATCGTAATATTGATGACGAAAAGTTTTATAGAAGGCTTGATGCAGAAGATGAAGAAGGTGCTGGGTACAGACCTTACGTGCCAACACCTTAATATTAGACAATGTTTAAATTAGGTAAAGGTAAAACACCTGCTATGTACCGCGGTGTTATAAAATCAAAAATGAGGTTTGGCCAAGAGGCTGGAGAAACTAATATATCTGTGCCTGGCACGCCTGTTATTAGAAAACCACTAGAAGAAGGTATTTTAGGTGAAGCTAATATGGATGGTAGTATATATATTAGCGATACAATAGAACCTGGTAGTGCAGAAGAAAGACAAGTTATAAACCATGAGATGAGGCACTCAACAGATATGAGAACAGGTAAGTTAGCTTATGGTGATGACTTTGTTAAGTATAACGGTGTTACATATCCAAGGATGACTATAGATGGTAAAGATATGATAATAATAGATGGTGTAGCAAAAGAAGCAGGTGATGGTAATTTTCCTTGGGAAGACGACGCAAACAACGGAAGTGATCCGGCAATTTAAAAAATAAAACATGTTAGATAAAATATTTGGAGGTGGAGCTGCTGACCTCGTTAAAAGTGTAGGTGGAGTTATAGATAACTTACATACATCAAAAGAAGAAAAATTAGAAGCAGAGAAACAGATTAAAGATATGATAATGGGTCACGAAGCAGAGATGCAAAAACAAGTGACTGATAGATGGAAAGTTGATATGGCATCTGACTCATGGCTTAGTAAAAATATAAGACCTTTAGTACTTATATTTCTAGTAGTATCAACAGTGTTAATGATATTTATTGATGCTGGTGTTATTGCTTTTGAAGTAAAAGACACTTGGGTTGACTTATTACAATTAGTATTAATAACTGTGATCGGTGCTTATTTTGGCGGTAGATCACTAGAAAAAGTAAAAAAATAAATTATGGGAATAAATTCAACAGAAGTTGCTTATAGCTTTGGGCAACTAGGAAGTGGTTTTAGCGATGAAGCCGCAGAGGTTAAGCCTCCAACTGGTAAAAAAATAGTAGCTATTACATTTTTAGAAGAAACTGTTTTGTCTACTTTAGTAGCAGCTACAGATGTTGTTGACACCGCTTTCTTTAGTCATACTACTGCTGTAGCAGCAAACGGTAGTGGAGCTGCAGAAACAGACAACGCGACTAAGTTTCCAGCAGGATTAACAATATACGGAAGATGGGATAGTTTTACACCTCCTACATCTACAACTGGAGGTGTTATATTCTATTTTGGACACTAATGGGATTAGGATTAGGTAGTTCATTATCAAGCCCAGTATATCCACAGCAAACAGCATACACTGTTACTAGATCTGTTTCTTTAGATGGTTCAGACGATCACATTATAATAACTAATTCTGTAGCTAATGATATTAAAAACATAGGTAGTGTTTCTCTATGGCTTAAATTAGAAACAGCAAGTCAAAATGATACTATTTTTAATTTACACACTGATACTAGTAATGATAATAAAATAGCAATTTTATTTATAAATCAAGGTGGTTCTGAGCTTATACGTATGAATTGTAGAGGTGGTAGTAGTAACACGCTTTTAGATCACACTTATTCAGCTGCTGATTCTGTTAATAATGGCTGGACACACTTTGTTGCTACTTGGAATAGAACAGCTAATACTATGGCTATGTATTTAAACGGTAGTAAAGTTGCTACAAGCACATCTTCAATAACTAATTTTGCAACCACTGCTAATAAAATTTATTTAGGTAAAGCTGGTAATGCAGATAATGCTTTTTTTCAAGGACATTTAAGTAGTCTTTCATTGTTTGATGAAACAATATCTGACGCTAGTGTTGTAACTCTTTATAACAGTGGTAGTGCAAATCTTGACGTATCAAAAGCTGGTATTGATGGTTTAGTAGCGTTTTTACCTTTAGACGAAACAAGCGGTAACTTTATAGACAGAACAGAATCAGGAGCGGACGGTGTTCCAACAAACAGCCCAACACAAGGCGTAGAAGACGTACCATAATATGAATAACAGAAAATACACAATAATAACAAAAGACGAAGTTGCAAGCGTGGATTTTAATCAAGTATTAGAAACATCAGCTAATACTTTAAGATATAATAACGATGGCACAAAAACATTTGTAAAGTTTGAAGGAGCTACTCCAAGCTTTTTAGATGGTAAAACGCAATATACACACGATGAAATATTAACTGAGCTTAATAAATCAGAGTGGATAATAGAAGATTAAATTAACTTAAATTAAATAAAATGGCAAAAACAAAAAAGAAAGCTGAAAAGGCTAAAAAAATTACAAACGAAGAATTAAATAAAGTACAATCAATTATTAATAATATAAATAGAGCTCAATTAGAAATAGGTAGTTTTGAAACTAAAAAACACAACTTACTTCATCATGTAACTATGTTACAAGAAGAGTTAGGTAAACTTCAAGTACAGTTTAAAACTAATTATGGTACAGATGATATTAATATTCAAGATGGTACTATAAACCACGAGAAAAATGAGCAAACTAATTAGAAAAATTACTATAGGTAAAGACTATAAAAATGACGCAATGCACTATGCTGTTGGTCAAGAAGTTTACGGTGGTCACACTATTTGTGATATAATAGAAGAAGAAGATAAATACTCTGTTTATATTAGAAAAAACAAAAACGTACTACCTTGGAAAGACTTCAATAAAAACATGGCTGTATCTGTAGAGTATAATCTAGAATATTAATATGAACAAAAGAAGAATATTACACGGAAAGAGAAGAAGAAGATCGCCTTTAAGAAATGGTGGTAATACAGACTTACTTGAAAAATTAAAAAATAAAGGAAAAAGCTTGTTGGTTAAAGGATTGAAGGGCCTACAACAAGTGTATGAACCTTATGAGTTTAATGTTGGTAGTTACACTGTAAAAAGTGATAGCGCGCTTAATCATCCAACTGTTTATGACTCTAAAGGCAATGTATCTAAAATAGGAACTTTTATAGCTAAACACAGGAACAAGCCTGTAATCAGAAATATTATAAATGTTGCGTCAAAATATAATTAAGTTCTTAAAATGAAAGCGCTTTTTGACTTTATTATAGAGCCAAAAGGAAATAGATATAACAATACAAAAAAAGTTGGTGACAAAGATCTTATAATAAACACAGAGATATTTAACCATCAATTTATAAACAGAGAAGCTATTGTTAAATCTACACCTGCGGCTTATGACACAGAAGTAAAAACTGGTGATACTGTTATTGTACATCACAATGTATTTAGGCGTTGGCACAATCAATATGGTAGCGAAAAAAACAGTAGAAGTTATTTTGATGAAAATACTTATTTAGTAAAGCCAGATCAAATGTTTTTGTATAAAAGAAATAATAATTGGAAAGCTACAGGGGGTTATTGTTTTGTTCAACCAATAAAACAAAGAGACAAGCTAAAACAAGGTGAAGAAGAAGAGTGTATAGGTATTGTTAAATATACAGATGGTGTTAATAAAGTTGGCGAGCTTGTGGGTTTTACACCGTTTTCAACTTATGAGTTTGTAGTTGACGGGCAGAGATTATATAGAATTTTAAATAAATTTATTACAATTAAATATGAATATCAAGGAAACGAAGAAGCTTATAATCCAAGCTGGGCACAAAGCAGTTGAAGAATTAATTAATGTTGCTAAAGAAAAGATTATTACAAATACAGAAGATGATGTTTCAGCTGATAGATTAAAAAATGCAGCAGCTACAAAGAAGTTAGCTATATTTGATGCGTTTGAAATATTAAATAGAATCCAAGAAGAAGAAAACATACTTGATGGTAAAACACCACAAGAGCAAGAAAAAAAAATATTCAAAGGATTTGCAGAAGGAAGATCTAAGTAATGTACGAGCAGAGTTTAGTAAAGGTCGTAGAACCTATAAAGAAAACAACAATAACGCGGTTAAACCGCACTAAAAAATGGAAATATGGATACAATAAAGAACATGATATCGTGGTTATCTCTAAAACTGGTAAAATTGGGGAGATACTTGAGATCCAAGGTTTGCGCATTGCTTTGCCAGTGCTGCCAGTGCACGTGTACAAAAACGAAGTAAGTAAGTGGCAAAGAATAGAATATCCAAAAGAGTTAAGTAAACTTAAAAACATATTTGACTGGAGATCATATCCTGAAGAACAAAAAGAACAGTGGTATGACTACATAGACGAAGAGTTTAAACGTAGAGAAGAAGGCTTTTGGTTTATGAACAATAAAACACCAACTTATATAACAGGTGCGCATTATATGTATTTACAATGGAGTAAAATAGATGTAGGTGCACCAGACTACAGAGAAGCAAATAGGTTGTTTTATATATTTTGGGAAGCATGTAAAGCAGACAAAAGATGTTATGGTATGTGTTACCTTAAAAACAGACGTTCTGGTTTTTCTTTCATGTCTTCAGCAGAAACAGTTAATTTAGCTACAATATCGAGTGATAGTAGATATGGTATATTATCAAAAAGTGGTGCAGATGCTAAAAAAATGTTTACAGACAAGGTTGTTCCAATATCGGTTAATTATCCTTTCTTTTTTAAACCGATACAAGACGGTATGGACAGGCCTAAATCTGAACTTGCTTATCGTGTTCCTGCGAGTAAGTTTACGCGTAAAAAAATTGTTGCGAACGAAAAGCAGGAAGACTTGGTTGGACTTGATACTACTATTGACTGGAAAAATACTGGTGATAACAGTTACGATGGTGAAAAACTAGCTTTGCTAGTACACGATGAAAGTGGTAAGTGGGAAAGACCAGACAATATACTAAACAACTGGCGAGTTACTAAAACATGTCTTAGACTTGGTAGTAGAATTATAGGTAAATGCATGATGGGTAGTACTAGTAATTCTTTAGACAAAGGAGGTGATAACTTTAAAAAATTATACTATGATTCAGACGTTACAAAAAGAAACCGTAATGGACAGACGAAGTCTGGTTTATATTCTCTTTTTGTCCCAATGGAATGGAACTATGAAGGATTTCTTGACGAATACGGACAACCAGTGTATCATATGCCTGATCATGATGTCCTCGGGCCAGATGGCGAGTTAATAGATTACGGTATAATTGATCACTGGAATAATGAAGCTGAAGGTTTAAAAAATGATCAAGACGCTTTAAACGAGTTTTACAGGCAGTTTCCACGTACTGAAGAGCACGCGTTTAGAGATGAAGCAAAAAACAGTATATTTAACTTAGTAAAAATATACGAGCAGATAGATTACAACGAAGGCATTGGCGCGCAAGGTAACGTTAACACTGGTAACTTTCAATGGGTTAATGGTATAAAAGATACACAAGTTATATTTTACCCAGATCCAAAAGGCAGATTTAATGTTAGTTGGTTTCCACCTAGTCATCTGCAAAACAAAATAATAAGTAAAAATGGTATTAAGTATCCAGCTAATGAACACATGGGTGCTTTTGGTTGTGATAGTTACGATATATCAGGTACTGTAGATGGTAAAGGGTCTAATGGTGCTTTACACGGCTTAACTAAATTTAGTATGGAAGATGCACCGCCTAATCATTTTTTTTTAGAATATATAGCAAGACCACAAACCGCAGAGATATTTTTTGAAGACGTTTTAATGGCACTAGTGTTTTACGGTATGCCAATACTAGCAGAAAATAACAAACCTAGATTATTATACCACTTGAGACGTAGAGGTTATAGAGGTTATAGTATGAATAGACCAGATAAAATTTGGAATAAATTATCAACTACAGAAAAAGAAATAGGTGGTATACCAAACTCTAGTGAAGATATAAAGCAAGCGCACGCTGCTGCTATTGAAATGTATATACAACAACACGTTGGTCACTTAAACGACGGTGTTTATGGTAATATATATTTTAATAAAACATTAAACGATTGGTCTAGATTTGATATAACAAAAAGAACTAAATTTGACGCAACAATAAGTTCTGGATTAGCTGTTATGGCTTGTAATAGAAATTTATATAGGCCAAATGCTAAAATTCAAAAAGATAAATTAAACATAAGTATTGCTAGATTTACTAATACTGGTAATACATCTAAAATAATAAAATAACAGATGGCAGATTATATTAACAATTATTTCCCGAGTCAAGTTGTAAGTGATGCTGAAAAAATTAGCTACGACTATGGGTTGAAAGTTGCTAAAGCTATAGAACACGAGTGGTTTAACAAAGATAATAGTGTTAATAGATATAACAAGCATTATAACGATTATCACAGATTAAGATTATATGCTGAAGGTAATCAATCAATACAAAAATACAAAGATGAATTATCTATAAATGGCGATTTAAGTTATTTAAATTTAGACTGGACACCTGTACCTATAATACCCAAGTTTGTAGATATAGTTGTAAACGGTATATCAGAAAGAGCATATAATGTAAAAGCGTATTCACAAGATCCTTATGGTATCGCAAAAAGAACTGAATACATGCAGTCTATACTGGATGATATGCGTACTCAAGAAATGAACGACTTTGTTCAGCAAAACTTTGATATAAATCTGTATCAAAACAATCCAAACCAATTGCCAGAATCTCAAGAAGAGTTAGATTTACACATGCAGCTTTCATATAAGCAAGCTGTAGAAATAGCAGAAGAACAAGCTATAAACGTTTTAATGGATGGCAGTAGATACGATTTAATTAAAAAAAGATTTTATAGAGATTTAACAGTATTAGGTATAGGCGCTGTTAAAACTAACTTTACTACATCTGAAGGCGCTACAATAGAATATGTTGATCCAGCTGATTTAGTTTATTCTTATACAGAATCACCTTATTTTGAAGATATATATTATGTTGGTGAAATAAAAACAATACCTATTAACGAACTAGCTAAACAGTTCCCACATTTAGAAGACTCTGATTTAGAAGAAATAATAAGCTCTAGATCTTTGTATACTAATAGCTCTTATAAAAACTCTAGTAGTTATGACGAGTTTGATAATAACAAAGTTCAAGTTTTATATTTTAATTATAAAACTTATATGAACGAGGTGTATAAAGTAAAAGAAACAAATACTGGCGGTGAGAAAGCTATAGAAAAAGACGATCAATTTAATCCACCTGAAGGCATGGAAGGTGATTTTTCTAGACTAAACAGGGTTATAGAAGTTTTATTTGAAGGTGCTATGGTTGTTGGTACTAATAAGCTTTTGAAATGGGAGATGGCTAAAAACATGATGAGGCCAAAAAGTAATTATACTAAAGTAAAAATGAATTATAGTATAGTAGCGCCTCGTATGTATAAAGGAAATATAGACTCTTTAGTAAAAAGAATTACTGGTTTTGCTGATATGATTCAGCTTACACATTTAAAGTTACAGCAAGTGATGTCGCGTATGATACCTGATGGTGTTTATTTAGACGCTGATGGACTTGCTGAAATAGATTTAGGTAATGGTACTAATTATAATCCGCAAGAAGCTTTGAATATGTTTTTTCAAACTGGATCTGTAATTGGTAGATCATTTACAAGTGAAGGTGATATGAACCCTGGTAAAGTACCAATACAAGAAATAACTTCTGGTAGTGGAGGTAATAAAATACAAGCACTTATAGGTAACTATAATTACTACATGCAAATGATACGTGATGTAACCGGATTAAACGAAGCTAGAGATGGTAGCATGCCAGATGATAGGGCTTTAGTTGGTATACAGAAAATAGCAGCTGCTAATAGTAATACAGCTACAAGACATATATTAGACTCTGGTTTGTTTTTAACAGCAGAAGTTGCAGAACAACTATCACTTAGAATATCTGATATAATAGAATATTCACCAACAAAAGAAGCTTTTATACAAAGTATAGGTGTTCATAACATTGCTACACTTGAAGAAATGTCTGATTTACATCTTTATGACTTTGGTATATTTATAGAGTTAATGCCAGATGAAGAAGAAAAGGCAATGCTTGAAAACAATATACAAATGTCTTTACAGCAACAGACAATAGATTTAGAAGACGCTATAGATATTAGAGAAATAAGTAGTGTTAAGTTAGCTAATCAAGTTTTAAAAATACGTAGAAGCAAAAAGATAGAACAAGATCAGTTAATGAAGCAACAAAATATACAAGCTCAAGCACAAGCAAACGCGCAACAACAACAAGCTGCCGCGCAAATGGAAGTACAAAAACAACAAGCGTTAACACAGTCTGACGCTCAACTAGAGCAACTAAGGGCACAGCTTGAGTTACAAAAACTACAACAAGAAATACAAGCTAAACAACAGCTAATGGCTTTAGAGTTTGAGTTTAATATGAGGTTAAAAGGTCTTGAAACAGAAAATTTAAAGTTAAGAGAAAAAGAAAAAGAAGATCGTAAAGATGAAAGAACTAGAATACAAGCTAGTCAACAGTCTGAGCTAATAGAACAAAGAAAAGGTAATCAATCAACTAAAA